CCTTATGTTATTATTGATGGAAAGGAAGTTGGTGGTTTAGTACAAACCGCACAAGTTCTTTTAGAAAAAGGTTTAGTTTCTGCGAAAAAAAATGAATAATTTTAAAATAAATAGAGGCATAGAGCTCATGCTCAGGGGGGCAAAATCGAAGGAAGAAAATGATCCCAAACCCTCTAGGGGGTTTGCATTAACCAAATTATTCACCCTCCTAAAGAGAAAAGTCTACTTCAACTTTGAACTTTGGTGGGAAAAAGAAACTTAGTTCGGAGTGGAACAATGGCAGAAGCAACAATCTTGTACCTTTCAGCAACGGCATCTTTTATTTTCCTATGTGTAGGAGTCTTTGCTGGATGGACAGTAAATGAAAAACTACACGAATACATGTATGCCACACAAGAAGATAGAGTACACCCCGAAATGCTTGACGGTGAAGGTCAATGGATTAATGAGGAATTATTATCAGTTCGCTTCGTAGATGATACTGAAGACTACGACGAAGAATAAATATTACTATGCTATAAATTAGGTTATGCAATTATTACTAAATGAAGTGCTACAAAAAGTTAGCAACGCTAAGACCAAGGCACAAAAGATTGATCTTCTAAAGCAATATAATACTCCAGCACTTAGACAAATTCTAATTGCTAATTTTGATGAGAGTATTATTTCAATGCTTCCAGAAGGTGATGTTCCTTATGAAAAAAATGACGCACCTGAAGAGACAGAGCATACGCGATTAGTCCATGAGTATCGTAAGCTCTATCTCTTCTTTAAAGGTGGTGCTAACATCTCACAAACCCGTCGTGAAACCCTCTTCATTCAACTGCTAGAGGGTCTCCACAAGGGCGAAGCAGAGGTTCTGTGTCTAATGAAGGATAAGATGATTGGGAAGCGTTGGAAGATCACCAAGCAGTGTGTAGAAGAAGCATTCCCTCAGATTCAATGGGGAGGTCGCTCTTGAAAATAAAAATTCTTAATGAGAACTGTGATCCAGAATTAGCTAACGACACATCTTTACCATATACATCATACTTAGTTCAATACTGTACAGAGGATGGTGTTCAGTGGGACATTGCTGTTTCTAGCAAAAAAGCAGACATCTTTGATCATTATTGGGATACATATAAAAACGTTCAGAACATGTCACAAACCCAAGGAAAAGTTAATCCCAAAATGTGGAACGATCCATCTAAGAAAAAGAAAAAATGAATTCAGATCCAAGAGGCAACTGGTGTATTTTTTATTGTAAGAAATCACAACCTACAAAATGGCACGTTATGAAACTACAACGTGCTGATGGAGTTCTCGTATCTGCTAAAACATATGATGAAGTATTTAAGTTTGTGAAGTATCAATCGGCATTTGATTTTGCGAAACAACTTATCATGGAAGAACCAGAACCAAAATATGATGCTACAGTTAAGAGAGTTTGTCGTGCTAGAAACGATTCCTTTTATCTTTCTGGAAGTTAAACTGTATCAACCGATACAGTTGTCATCTTATACATAATATGGTATAATTACCATACGTTCATCCCACTCTCGGGTGGGACGCAAGTAAGTCGCGGAACGGAGCGTTCATCCCATGATTGATCTTTTACTCTATGCTTCTATCAATTGCCAAGATGCTGCTGATATGATCAGTCGTGTCAAGGAAAATGATAATGTGAGTAAAATTATTCAAACTGAGGTTATTGGAACCTTAAAGGAAGCAACACCTCAATGTAACTGGGACGCAAACGACTGAAGGAACGGGAAACGGATCCTCGGAAACGAGAGAAGGTTCAATCACCCATTCTTTTAGGAGTCACTACAATGAACACACTTACAATTATCAAAAAGCAAATCGAGAAAGCAGCACGTCTTCATGACGCACAAATTATGCACACTACATATCGTGGTGTAAAGTATGAGTGTAAGCAGGGAGGCGAAGAAGTACATGGTACTTTCTGCTATCGCGGTCGTAATTATAGCAAGTGAGATTAAAGCGGGGTTGCTACCCCGCTTTTTTTATGCTAAAATAAAGAATACCTTACCCATAAATTTATGGATAAAGAGAAACTAAAACTCATCGTCAAGAACCTTAAGTCTCTGACAAATGCGTTGGAGAGTGAGGTTTATTCTGACACTGATGCTTATAAGATTCAGTTACAGCAAGGCGGACCTCAATTTGGTTTAAAATATGATGAAGGAGACGATGACGGATACCCAGACTGATTGGCGATATAGCGATGATCGAATGAATGTGAGAGCACAAGGTCTTAACATTCTTCTCAAAAAATTTGGGTCTGAAATTTGTGCAGACGGATCACCTCGTTATAGTAACCAAAGTATTTACGAATGCGTTCATGATTGGGTATCCCAAGGAAACGTAAGACTCGATGGTATTGTTGCCTACTACAAAGCGTACTATGACCAGACTAAAAGATCAAATTAGACTAGCAAAAATGGCTATTAAACAAGCCAAGAAAAAACCAAATCTTTATACCGAAGAAGAACTTGCTTACATGGCAATTCAACTAGGTCGTGCTAAAATAGCACTGAAAGAAAAACAATTACGACGCAAGCAGGAGAAAGGATTTAGTAATGAATTCAGTGAAACTAGTAACAGTCACTCCAGACGCAGAGAAGACGATGGGGTACGTGGCGAGGGTGAGCAACCCAAACAACCAGGACAATCCTAAGGTTGCTGGTCTGCTAGCATATTGTATCAAGCACAACCACTGGTCTGTGTTTGAACAAGCACACATGACTCTGGAAATTGAGACTACCAGGGGAATCGCAGCTCAAATTTTGAGGCACCGTTCATTTACATATCAAGAGTTTTCTCAGAGGTATGCTGACAGTTCTCTTTTGGCAGATAAGATTCCTTTGTTTGATCTTCGCCGTCAGGATACAAAGAACAGACAGAATAGTATTGATGATGTAGATCCATTTACTAAGCAAGAACTTGAGATTGCTATTGAGCGTCACTTTGATTCTGCTATGGATCTTTACAAGCAAATGCTTGCTGTAGGAATCGCAAAGGAGTGTTCACGTTTTGTGCTTCCTCTCGCTGTACCAACCAGAATCTATATGACAGGATCTGTTCGTTCATGGATCCACTACATAGAATTGCGTTCTGCTAATGGTACGCAAAAAGAACACATGGACATCGCTAATGATGCTAAGCGTGTGTTCTGCGAACAATTTCCTATTTGTGCTGAAGCATTGGAGTGGATTTGATGGCAACATACCCTGTAATTAATACTAAAACTGGCGAACAAAAAGACGTTGTTATCAGCGTTCATGAATGGGACCAGTGGAAAGACGAGAATCCAGATTGGACAAGAGATTGGAGTGATCCATCTACATGTCCTGCTTCTGGTGAGGTTGGTGAATGGAGAGACAAGATGAGCAAAACTCATCCTGGATGGACAGACATCATGAAGAATAAGATTGCTCCTCAAGCAGCAGTCAAAGGAAACAAAACAATTACCGACAAGTACCGTTAAGATTATGCCAGTTAGAAGTAAAAAAAGTAAGTCTCCTGGACAGAACATGACTGCGAAACAACGCAAACGTCGCAAACCAATTAGTGAAGATTACATGCTTCCTATTGAACCTCTCACTCACAATCAAAGATTGTTCTTTGATGAGTGGGACAAAGGTCAGATGATTTATGCGTATGGAGTAGCAGGAACTGGTAAAACATTTGTTGCTCTTTATAAAGCACTTAAAGATGTGCTGAATGAGTATACTCCTTATGAGAAAATCTATATTGTTCGTTCTCTAGTTTCTACGAGAGAGATTGGTTTCCTTCCTGGAGACCATGAGGATAAGTCTTCTCTTTATCAGATTCCATACAAGAACATGGTACAATCTATGTTCGAGATGCCTGATGATGCTTCATATGATATGTTGTATGAAAATCTAAAGCAGCAGGAAACTATTTCTTTCTGGAGCACTAGCTTTATTCGTGGCACTACTCTTGATAATGCAATTGTTATTATTGATGAGTGTCAGAACTTAAACTTCCACGAACTTGATAGTATTATCACTCGTATCGGACAAGATACTAAGGTTGTTTTTTGTGGTGATGCTTCGCAAACTGACCTTACAAAGATCAGTGAACGTTCTGGTATCCTTGACTTCCAGCGCATCCTACAGAACATGGATGAGTTTTCTCTTGTCGAATTTGATATTGAAGACATTGTTCGTTCTGGTCTCGTCAAATCTTATCTAATTAATAAAATTAATTTGGGTCTATGATGTTGTTTAATCATGTGGGACTAGATCCTATTGAAATGTCTGCTGAGATGGTGGATGGCAAACGTGTTTACCTTACACCTACAGGAGATAAGTTTCCGTCTGTCACCACTGTGATTAGCAATAACAAAGAGAAGATGGCGGGTATCGCAAGATGGCGAGCCCGTGTGGGCGAGGAGAAAGCAAACAATATTTCTTCTCGCTCTACTAGTAGAGGAACAAAGTATCATTCTATCGTTGAAGATTATTTCAACAACAATCTGGATCTAAAAAAGTATAGTAAGTTTCCTCTTCCTGTGCTTATGTTTCAGCACAGTCGCTCAGTTTTGGACCGTATAAATAACATATATCTCCAAGAAGCGGCGCTCTACTCAAAACATTTAGAGTTGGCAGGGCGTGTTGATTGTATAGCGGAGTATGATGGTGTGTTATCCATCATCGATTTCAAGACTGCTGCTGAACCGAAGCGAGAGAAGTATTTGTATGATTATTTTGTACAAGAAACAGCGTATGCTTGTATGCTTCAAGAAAACTATGAGTTGTCTGTAAAGCAACTCGTAACGATCGTTGCTTGCGAAAACGGAGAGACTCAAGTCAAGGTGGTTCCACCTAAGAAAGAATATTTCATGAAACTAATGAGTTACATCGACGAATATCAAGAACGATATGGACAAAAAACAATTATTAGAGGATAAGTTTATGACTGCTGCGAGATTCTCGCAGGAAGTGGAAAAGATTGCTTTACACAATCCAGATATGAATTATATTGATTCGGTTATCCACTACTGTGAGCTAAACGAAATTGAACTAGATAGTGTAAATAAGTTGATTAGCAAACCTTTGAAGGAAAAACTTCGTCATGAGGCACAGCAACTCAACTTCATGAAGAAAACCAGTCGTGCCAAATTAATGCTAGTATGAGTTTTTTTAAATCTGAATTAGTCCGTGGTGATATCCAAGAGATGATTGAACTACAGCAGTTCTGTTTTAGATCTGCTATGAATTTTGTTCTTCTGGATGATGATAGGAAGATAGATTACTTTGAGAAGTTAGAACTTCTTATCGAAAAACAAAAAGTATTTTATTTTCGTATCAAACTGAGTGACGATCCTGAAGCTGTCTCTGTTCTTGAGACAATGAAGCAGGGTGTTATTATGCTAGGAGCAACTCCAGGCACTCCTATCGAGGAGATGTTTGATGAGTTGTCTGAGAGAGTCCGACAGATGAAGGACAAACTCCAAAGTGGCACAGGGGATTGACGCCCGTCCCTGTGCCTGTTATTATGTGTAAGTGATTAGGGCATCACAAACCAAATCCAAACTAATCCGAGGTAATCTAATGTCATTCGCAGATCTGAAGCGTAAATCCCAGAACAATCTCCAGTTCCTACAAAAAGAACTTGAGAAATCCGCCAGCGGTAAGCAGGTTGATGAGCGTTTCTGGAAACCAGAGGTTGACGCTTCTGGCAACGGGTATGCTGTTATCCGTTTCCTTCCCGCACCTGAGGGCGAGACTGTCCCTTGGGCAAAAGTATACTCCCACGCCTTCCAAGGTCCTGGTGGATGGTATATTGAAAACTCACTGACTACTCTTAACGAGAAAGATCCTGTTGGTGAGATCAACCGCAAACTGTGGAACAGCGGTAGTGATGAAGATAAAGAAACTGCTCGTAAGCAAAAACGCAAACTTCAATACTATAGCAACATTTATGTTGTCAAAGATCCTAAGCACCCTGAGAACGAGGGTAAAGTTTTCCTTTATAAGTATGGCAAGAAGATCCATGACAAGATCCTCGCTGCCATGCAACCTGAGTTCCAAGACGAAACACCCGTCAATGTATTTGATCTTTGGGAAGGTGCTAATTTTAAACTGAAGATCAAGAAGGTTGCTGGTTACTGGAACTATGATTCTTCTGAGTTTGATAGTGTCTCTGCTTTGAGCGCAGATGATACTGAACTTGAAAGCATCTGGAAGTCTGAGAACTCTCTGGAAGCTTTTACCAATAAGGATCAGTTCAAGACTTATGATGAACTTGAAAAGCGTTTGAACCTTGTGCTTGGCATTAGTCAGCGCACTGCGGTTCCTACCGTTGATGATGAAGAGTATGAACCTGTCACTTCTACTGGTGGGTTTAATGATTCTGACATCACCCCTCAGTCATCGTTTCGTCAGCAGATGAGTGCTCCTTCTCCTGTTAAAGAAGAGGCAGTCGTTGATGATGACGATGCTCTGTCATACTTCGCACGTCTCGCTGAAGAATGATATGTCAGGGATCAAACATTAACCGATCCTTAAATCTAAATACACGGACTTCTGCTACAATACAGGAGTCCGTTTTTAATGAGACAAGTAAACCCTAATTAGGAAAAAGAAATGAAAGCAATCGCACTTGCCGCACTGGCACTGTCAGCACTGGCGACACCTGCCCTTGCAGGACCCTATGTTGAGTCCAAGCATGAATTCAAAGGCACTGATGAAGACTTCTCCAAAGCAGTCCATCAGGGTCGCATCGGTTACGAATGGAAAACTGGTCGCTTCGCTCCCTACATCGAAGGTGGTGCTGGTGTAAGCATCCCTGACGCTGGTGACCAAGAAACCTTCACCGCACTTGAAGTTGGTAGCAAAATCAAACTGACTGACAACTTCTCTGCTTATGGTAAGTGGGAGAACATCTTCCAAGAAGATTCTACCCGCGACTGGAAA